ACAGTATTGTACGGTGATAAAACGCTACTTGCTAAGCCAAGTGCATTTGATCGTATTAATGTACGTCGCTTGTTCATCGTACTAGAGAAAGCTATTTCTACTGCTGCTAACTTTACACTGTTTGAATTTAACGATTCATTTACAAGAGCACAGTTTAAAAATCTAGTGGAGCCGTTCTTACGAGACGTACAAGGTCGTCGAGGCATTTTTGACTTCCGAGTAGTATGTGATGAGACTAATAATACTGGCGAAGTAATTGATAGAAACGAGTTTATAGGTGATATTTACATTAAACCTGCTCGGTCAATTAACTTTATTCAGCTGAACTTTGTGGCAGTTAGAACTGGTGTAGAATTTTCAGAAGTTGTAGGCCAATTCTAATAAATAATAGAAAATAACAAAGGAGCGTAAGCTATGGCATTTTCAGTCACAGATTTCAGTAGCCAGTTAACGTTTGGTGGTGCAAGACCTTCCCTCTTTGAGGTACAGATCTTCAATCCAATAAACGCAGCTGGTAATTTAAAAACACCATTTATGTGTCGTTCAGCACAACTCCCGGCCTCAACGGTCGGGACTATCAACATGCCTTATTTTGGTAGGCAGGTAAAGATAGCCGGTAATAGAACTTTTGCAGAATGGTCACCAACTATCATTAACGATGAAGACTTTTTGATTCGTAACGCAATGGAAGAGTGGGCAGCCTCTATAAACAATCATAGAGGTAATATACGATCAGCTGGAGCAGGTCCTGCTGATTATAAATCCACAGCTACTGTTACTCAATTTGGTAAAGATGGAGCGACGTTGCGTACATACGAGTTTGTTGGTCTTTGGTGCTCAGATGTTCAAGCAATTGATCTTAACTGGGAGACAGAAGGAGTGGAAGAGTTTACTGTAACTTTCCAATATGATTATTGGCAAGTAACCGGCGGCTCTACAGGCACCGGTAACACAACCGCTTAATTGGGTTTATAGAAGAGGTAATATATTATGGCGAACCAGTTATATCCTAAAGCCAAAGAGGATTTTCTTGCAGGTAACTTGAATCTATCAAGCAATGTTGTTACAATAGCGTTGATTGATACAGATGTTTATACATTTAGTACCTCACATGAAGATAGAGCTGACATACCAAATTCAGCTGTTATATCTGAAGCTAACTTAACAAGTTTGTCAATTACAAGCGGTGTCTTTGATGCAGATGACCCCACATTTCAGTCAGTGACTGGAGCTAACTGTGAAGCATTGGTTTTATATCATGCAGACTCGCAGAACGGTAACACAGCATCAAGATTAATTGCTTATATTGACACGGCTACAGGTCTTCCTATCTTACCTAACGGTGGTGATATTACAGTACGATTCTCGACTGGTGCAAGTAAAATCTTTGCTCTTTAATTGAGCTTGTAGAAACATAGGAGAGGGGGTACTATAAATATAGTATACCCCTTTTTCTATATCGAGGATAAAAATGCAATTATTTGGTTTTGAAATCAAAAGAGCTGATCAAGCCGAAAAAGAGCAGCTTCAAGCAATAGTTCCCGCGACACATGAAGATGGTGCAACAGAAGTTTCATCTAACGCTGCCGGCGCGTTCGGCGGCACATATGGTACATATGTTGATATCGAAGGACGTGCTAAAGATGAGGCTGATCTAGTTACTAAATATCGTGAGATGGCGCTTCAACCAGAGTGTGATTTTGCTATTGAAGATATTATTAATGATGCTATTATTATGGATGAAAATGCTTATCCTGTAGAATTAGTATTAGACGAGGTAGAGCTACCTAACAGAGTAAAAAAAATAGTAAGAGAAGAATTTGCTAAGCTTCTGTATATTTTAGATTTTGGTAATAAAGGATACGAAATTTTTAGGCGCTGGTATGTTGACGGCCGTCTTTATTATCAAGTAGTCATAGATGAAAAAAATATACGTGATGGTATTAAAGAATTACGTTATATTGACCCTCGTAAAATTAAAAAAGTCCGTAAACAAAATAAAAGAAAAGACCCTAAAACAGGGGCTACTCTTTTTCTTCCTGCTGATGAATTTTATTACTATAATCCAAAGGGCATGGTTAGCCAGGATAAAGGTATTAAAATTGCAAAAGATAGTATTTGCCATGTAACGTCTGGTTTAATAGACCCAATGAATAAATTAACGTTGGGACATCTTCACAAAGCAATCAAGCCATTAAATCAACTTAGAATGCTAGAGGACGCTACAGTTATTTACCGTCTCTCTAGAGCTCCAGAGCGTCGAATATTTTATATCGATGTAGGTAATCTTCCTAAAGCAAAAGCTGAACAATATCTCCGTGATATGATGGTAAAGCATAAAAATAAATTAGTATATGACGCTAATACTGGTGAGGTTAGAGATGATAGGCGTCATATGACAATGTTGGAAGATTTTTGGCTGCCTCGACGTGAGGGTGGTAGAGGTACTGAAATTACAACACTACCAGGAGGCCAAAATCTTGGCGAGCTTGATGATGTTATGTATTTTCAGAAAAAACTTTATAAAGCTTTAAATGTTCCTATCAGTAGATTAGAAGCTGAAGTAAACTTTAACATTGGCCGCTCTACTGAAATTTCTAGAGATGAATTAAAATTCCAAAAATTTATTAATCGAATCAGAAATAAATTTGCTGTTCTTTTTGATAACTTGCTTGAAACACAATTAGTGCTCCGTGGCGTAATGACAAAAGCGGAGTGGGAGTCTGTACGAAATAGTCTTACATATAATTTTGTCAACGATAATCACTTCGAAGAATTAAAAGAGGGTGAAATCATGGCAGAAAGATTAAGAATATTAGGTGAAGTTGATCCTTTAGTAGGTAAATATTTCTCTTTAGCCTGGGTGCGTAAGAATGTCCTTCGTATGACAGAAGAAGATATTGACGTCATGCAAAGAGAAATAGATATGGAATCAGATGAAAATGAAGATGAGGACATTGACATTCCACAATCTCAACCTCAAGAAGAAGAAATATTTCCTGAATTTAAACCAGACAAAGAGTTGACTGAGGAAGAAAAACGTCTTGTGGAAAGTATGACTAAATTCTATGACTCTTTCTCATCACAGGAAGACATAGATAATGGATCAGGTTGAACACGCTAAGCTTCTTGCTGCTCTTTTAGGAGTTCTTAAAAAAGAAAGTAGTAAAGTAAAATCTGCTTTATTAGAAGAACTTCATTCCGAACTTCAAAAATTTGAGCCCCCAGAACCTATACTTGTCGAAGGACCAGTCGGTCCTCAAGGTGAAACCGGTCCGCGCGGAGAACCTGGCTTACTCGGTGAGCAAGGACCTGTAGGCCCGATAGGTCCGAAAGGTGATAAAGGAGATATTGGCGAGTCAGGGCGATCTATATCAGAGGTTCAACTGTCAGAAGATGGTACATTACTTCTTTATCGCGATGACGGTGTTCAGCTGCCAGTAGGTAAAGTTGTAGGTGAACAAGGCCCTGCCGGTCTTCAAGGCGAAAAAGGAGAGAAAGGTGACCAAGGAGATACAGGTCCGGAAGGTCCACGAGGTGAAATCGGGCCCCAGGGCGATAGAGGTCTTCTCGGTGAACAAGGTTTGCCAGGAGAAAAAGGACCAAAAGGTGACTCTGGAGAACCCGGCCCCAGCGGTCCAAAGGGTGATAAAGGTGACCAAGGAGAAGCTGGCCCTCAAGGTTTAAAAGGTGATACCGGACCTATTGGTCCGCAAGGTATACCTGGTCCACAAGGTGAAAAGGGAGATGAAGGTCCTCAAGGACCTAAAGGTGATGATGGTGAGACACCAGATATTAAACCTCTTATTAATGATGTAGAAAAATTTAAAGCTCAAATTAGACAGACAATGCGAACCGGTGGTGGGAATGCTGGTTCAGGTGAAGTAAGGTTAGAGTTTTTAGATGATGTAGATAGAGACACTGCTAAAATAAATGGAAGATATCTTAAATTTGATTCTTCATCAGGGAAGTTTGTTGGCGCAACTGTAGCTGGTGGAAGCGATGGTTCTGGTGATGTTGCTAACACCTACCTTCAATCAAACTTTGTTACTAACACTGCATTTCAGTCTTATGTTTCAAATACAAACACAAGACTTACATCATTAGAATCGGGTGGAGGTTCTATTGATCTCACGGCTGTAACGACTAATATTGTACCGACATCAAATAATAATCTAGATATAGGTACAACAGAGCTTCGCTGGAGAGATTTATACTTATCTGGTCAAACTATTAATTTAGGCGGAGCTACTATTTCATCAGATGGTACAGGACAAATATCTATCTCTGGCGCAGGAGCTGTTTTACCAGCTAATTCGAGAGTTCAAGTTTCCGGACTAGAAAAAACTCTTGCTACAGTAAGTGAAGAAGGTGTCGTTGAACAATTTGTACCACTGTATACTCAAGCTACTGGTTTAACAGTCCCAGCAAATACCTTCGTTATGAAAGCAGATACTAATGCGAGACTGTTTGATAGTTTCTTCCTAAATAATGGTACCAAATTAACTAAAACTGGTAAAACAGCACAATTTTTATTCTAAGGTAATTACTAATGTCGATTAAAGTACCTATTAGAACGGTTTATGATGCAGCTAATAATGCTATAGGCTTGTCTGAATTTCAATCTGGTGAACTGGTAGGTTATGCGCATGGCGGAACCGGTCTTGGTGCTTTAGGAAGCGCAGGTCAAGTACTTCAAGTAAATTCAGGAGCAGATGGTTTAGAGTGGGGTAATAAAACCTCAGTAAATTTAAATCCTTATATTACCGTATCTAATGCTAATATTAACTATGTAACTAAGTCTACCGCTGTTACTACTAATAACGCAATAATTAATTTAATTAATGATAGAATGCAAGTTGCTAATGTACAGTCATTAGTTACTACACAAATTAACACTGTATTAGATGGAGCTCCAGGAGCATTAGATACTCTTAATGAGTTGGCTGCAGCTATCGGAGATGACGCTAATTTTGCTACTACCATTACTACTAGCTTAGCTACTAAAGCATCTAATACATACGTAAATGCACAGATAGGTGCTTCAAACACTAGTATAAGATTATACGTTGATGCTGAAATAGGTGCATCAAATACTAATATTAGAAATTATATTGATGCAGAGATAGGCTCCTCTAATACTAATATTAGAAATTATATTGATGCTGAAATAGGCTCCTCTAATACTAATATAAGATCGTATACAGACGCTACTTATGAAACAAAAGCAGTAGCTCTTGCTTCTAATAATGCTTTGATAGGATTAATTAATGATAGATTACAAGTTGCTAATGCTGCAGCTTTATATCAAACTATAGCTATAGAAAGAGCTGCTCTTGCTAATACTAACAGTAGATTAAATGTTTTAGAAGCAGGTGGTACACTAGCGACAAATACATACATTGTTGCTAACTATCTTCAAAAAACTAGTTCATCAGTACAAAATACAGCAGGTGAATTAAGAATAAACAGCACTAATGCTACTACTGGAACGCATGTTAAGGATGGTTCTGTCACTATATTTGCAAATAGCGGCACTCCTGCTTATATAGATTTTTATTGTGAGGGAGGTAATACACATCGAGCTCGTGTAAAATCCGCTGCTCATTTAGATTATTCAGGTAATATTGATTTAACACTGCCTACAACAAGCGGGGTCATTGCAACACAAGAGTATGCAGCTGCTAACTCATACGTAAATGCACAGATAGGTGCTTCAAATACAAATATTAGATTATATGTTGACGCAGAAATTGGCGCTTCTAATACGAATATTAGAAATTATACCGATACAACATATGAAACTAAAGCGGTTGCTCTATCATCAAATAATGCTCAGAACAGTTTAATATTAGATAGACTACAAGTATCTAATGCAGCTTCATTATTTGTAAATGTGTCAGGTGACACAATGGCTGGTGCTCTTGCTATGGGTACTAATAAAATCACAGGTCTAGGAGATCCAACTGCTGCACAAGATGCTGCTACAAAAACATATGTCGACACGCAGGTAGCCGGGGTTGTTGATTCAGCACCTGAAACTTTAAACACATTAAATGAATTAGCTGCAGCGTTAGGTGATGATGCTAACTTCGCAACAACTACAGCAACATCTCTAGGAACAAAAGCTGCTAACACATATGTAAATGCTACGTTTGCAACTAAAGCATACGCAGCCGCGAACACATATGTTGCGGCAGCAGCTACACAAATGACTGCTGGTAACGGGTTAACAGGTGGCGGTACTTTAGCATCTAATAGAACTTTTAATATTGGACAAGGTACTGGTATTACAGTTGCCGAAAATGCAATTAGTACTAATGATAGTGCTATTGTTCATGATAATCTATCTGGTTTTGTTGCAAACGAGCATATTGATCACTCAACAGTAAGTATTACTGCTGGTAGCGGTTTAACTGGTGGTGGTACTATTGCTGCTTCTAGAACACTTAATATTGGACAAGGTACTGGTATTACAGTAGCTGCAGATGCTATTAGTACCAATGATGGCCAAATTGTACACGACAACTTATCTGGTTTTGTTGCCAACGAACATATTGATCACAGCAGTGTTACTTTTACTGCTGGTACAGGTCTTACTGGTGGCGGTACAATTGCTGCATCAAGAACATTTAATGTTGATGTAGGTACTACTGCAAATAAAATCGTTCAATTAGACGGATCTGCTAGACTACCTGCTGTAGATGGATCTCAACTAACTGGGCTTAATGCGGGCGCAACAGTAACAGATAAATCAGATAATGTAAATTATAATATAGTCTTCACTAATGAGACATCTGGTATTCAAGCATTAGCTGGTATAGATAACACGGCGCTTACATATAACCCGTCTACAGGAACTCTTAATGCTGGTGACTTTGTATCGTCATCAGATATTAATTTAAAAGAAAATATAAAAACTATTGACGATCCAATTGGTAAAGTAGACTCATTAAGAGGTGTAAATTTTAATTGGAAAGAAAACGGTGAGTATGCAATGGGTGTTATCGCTCAAGAGATAGAGCAAATTATACCTGAAGTTGTTAGTGAGGCTAATGGGGTAAAAGGTGTTAATTATGGGGCTGTAATAGGTCTATTAATAGAAGCTATTAAAGAACAAAAACAGCAGATAGATGAGTTAAGAAATATTATAAATAATGTATAAATATATTGGGAGATAATAATGCCATATGAAGTAAGAGATGCAATTAATGCTGCATCTAATGATAATACTGCAGCATTTCAAGATGCAATTAATGATATTCTTGCTGACAAGTTACGTGAACGAATCGGTGTAGAGAAAGTTTCAGTTGCTCAAAACATGTTTAATGAGCCTGAAGACGCTGATGAAGCTCCTGAAGAACTAGAAACAGAGATTGACGGAGAATCAGATGAAGAGGTTTAAGGAACTTATGGAGGCTCCGGGCTCTCCTGCGCAAGATAATAAACGCGAAAAGGATGATGAGCAAGAGGTGAAAGGTTACAAACCTCGCTCGAAAGGCGAAGAAGATTTTGCTAAATCGCATACAGTAGATGTTGCTGGTCATCCAGTAGCTACTCAAGCGCAGTTTAAAGGCACTAACGACGCAGGAAATCCTGATGGTCATAAAGGTGGTAAAAAGCATGCTGGTGGAGAAACTACACCAGTAATGCAGGGCACATCTAAAGTTAGAGAGAGTTTCTCAAACTGGGTAAAGGTTGATAATAATGGCGACGATTAAGATATTAGGTGACTCAGCTAGTCTAGGCGTTGCTAATAATATGGGCAATGCTACCTTTGTTCGTGTTGTTAATACAGATTCTGCTGAACAAACAGTCACTGTAGCTAATACCGTTGGACCAGAAAATGGTGGTGGTACATCAGGCTCGTTTGTCTTAGAAGCTGGTCAAACAGAAATTGTTTTAAAAGAGCCAACAGATACACTTGTTGCAACAGCCGCAGTAAAAGCAACAAAAGTAGCGAGATACTAATATGAAACTTATCTGCGAAATAAACGAAGAATTAGAATATATTGCCGAAGACGCCGAAGCAGGTAAGACGCATAAAATTAAAGGTATTTTTATGCAAGGCAATATTACCAATCGTAACGGTAGAAGATACCCTATGGATGTTTTACTCAAAGAAGTAAAACGGTATCAAAAAGAATATATTGATAAAAACCGTGCTTTTGGTGAGTTGGGTCACCCCCAGGGCCCAACTATTAACCTAGATAGAGTGTCTCATATGATTACCGGTTTAACCCCTGACGGGGATAATATTATCGGTGAAGCTAAAATTTTAGATACACCTATGGGCAACATTGTTAAGAATTTAATGAATGAAGGCGCTACAATAGGTGTTTCATCGCGCGGTATGGGATCATTAAAAGAAAGAGGTGGTGTAGCTGAAGTACAGAAAGACTTCTATCTCGCTACAGCAGCTGATATTGTCGCAGACCCATCTGCTCCAAATGCTTTTGTTGAAGGTATTATGGAAGGTAAGGAATGGATTTGGGAGAACGGAATTTTACGTGAGAAAGTTATCTCAGATTATGAACAAACTATTAAAAAGACCTCATCTAAAGATTTAGCAGAAACTAAAATGCGAATCTTTGAGGACTTCATCTCAAAACTTTAATATTATAAATAATAGAGAATATTCCATCAAAGGAGAAAAACGATGTCTGATCAAGATCTAGAAATGAGAGAAGAAGACCTCGTCGTTGCAGAAGAAGAGCAACTTGATGAGTTCAAAGCTTCTATGGGTGACCCGTCTGAGGTGCCAGAGCCAACAGGCTCTAAAGCCAAGGCTCCGGGCAAATCAAAAAATGTTACTGATGACCCGGCTGATGCTCCTACAGCAGTCAAGCCTGAAAAAGGTCAAGAACCCAAAACTAAAATGGGTATGATTCAAGCTATGGTTGATCGTATGAATGGTATGAAGAAAGCTGATCTTCAAGCTTCATATGGTAAACTGACTGCTGCAATGCAAAAAGAAGATGTAGACACAGATGATGATTCAGTTGAAGAAACTGTTGAAGTAGTAAGAGCCGGTCATAAGATTAGTGCAGAGGATATTGATATTCAAGAACATATCGCTGCAGTTTTTGCTAATGATGAAGAGCTCTCAGAAGAGTTTAAAGAAGCTGCTACTACTATTTTTGAAGCCGCTGTTGTTTCAAAAGTAAATGAGCAGTTAGAAAAATACGTGGTTGATATTGAATCTGAACTTAACGAAGAAAAAGCTCGTCTAGAAGAAGAAATGTCTGCTAAGCTAGACCAATATCTTGACTATGTAGTTGAGAATTGGATGGAAGAAAACAAGCTAGCTGTAGAACATGGAGTTAAGTCCGAGCTGGTTGACGATTTCATTAATGGTCTTAAAGATCTGTTCAATGAACACTACATCGAAATTCCTGATGATAAAGTGGATGTAGTAGAAGAGCTAGCTGTTCGTGCTGAAGAGTTAGAAGCTCGTCTAGATGAAGAGATTAAAAAGAATGCTGCTTTCAAAGCCGAAATATCTGAGCACTTGAAAGCTGACTTATTCGCAGAAGCCTGCGAATCTTTAACAGAGACTCAAAAAGAAAAATTTAAGTCCCTTGTTGAAGGAATCGATTTTGTAAATGAAGAAAAGTATGTTGAGAAACTTGACACTCTTAAGAAAAGCTATTTTAGTGAATCTGTAGAGAACGCGACTTCGGTGAGTGATTTTGACGATTCTGAGCCTTTAGAAGAGGAAGTAAAAGAGCCTCGTATAGAGCCAGAGATGTCAGCATATGTCAATGCCATTTCAAGAACATTGAAAAAGTAAAAATTATAAATAATATTAGATTTTGGAAAACCCTAAAGGAGAAATCAAATGCAATATGTATCTGAAGAACTAATGCAGAAGTGGCAGCCAGTTCTCGAGCATAATGATCTTCCTGAGATCAAAGACGCTCATCGTCGTTCTGTAACCGCTACACTTCTCGAAAACCAACAAAACGCTTCGAGAGAAGCAGCTCAAGGATCAGGCGGTTATTCAATGCCTTCACTCTTGGGCGAGGCTGCGCCTACTAACGCAATGGGTGCTTCGTCATCTACTGCTGGAGACGGCTCAGTAGATATTTTTGACCCAGTACTAATCTCATTAGTACGCCGTTCAATGCCAAACCTTATCGCTTATGATATTGCTGGTGTTCAGCCAATGACTGGACCAACTGGTCTTATCTTCGCGATGCGTGCACGCTACAGCAACCAGTCGACTGGTGCTGAAGCATTGTACAACGAAGCTGATACTGACTTCTCTAAATCAGCTGCTGGCAACACATTATCAGGATTCGCAATTGATGAATCAACAACTGACGGTGTAACAACTGGCCATACTGGTACTGATCCAACAGCTCGCGCTTCTGCAAACGGCTATACAGTAGCAACTGGTATGACAACTGCTCAAGCTGAAGCTCTTGGCGATGCGTCAAACAATGCATTCCAAGAAATGGCATTTAGCATTGAGAAGGTATCTGTAACAGCGGTTTCACGTGCTCTGAAAGCTGAGTACACAATGGAACTTGCTCAAGATCTTCGCGCAGTACACGGCTTGGATGCTGAAACTGAGTTGGCAAACATCTTGTCAGCTGAGATTCTTGCTGAAATTAACCGTGAAGTAGTTCGTACTATTAACTACACTGCTACAGCAGGTGCTCAAGATAACGTTGCAACATCTGGTACATTTAACCTTGATGTTGATTCTAATGGTCGTTGGTCGGTTGAGCGTTTCAAAGGATTGATCTTCCAAATCGAGCGTGAAGCGAACCAAATCGCAAAAGATACTCGTAGAGGGAAAGGTAATATCCTGATCTGTTCTTCTGACGTTGCATCAGCACTTCAAATGGCAGGCGTATTGGATTATACACCAGCACTTTCTACTAACCTTAACGTTGATGACACTGGTAACACATTTGCAGGTGTATTGAACGGTCGTATTAGAGTATACATCGATCCTTACTTCTCAAGTGCATCTGGTAACCAGTACATGACTGTAGGTTATAAAGGTTCTAGCGCATTTGACGCTGGTCTGTTCTATTGCCCATATGTACCTCTGCAGATGGTACGTGCAGTTGGTGAAGACACCTTCCAGCCAAAAATTGGCTTTAAGACTCGTTACGGTATGGTTGCTAACCCATTTGCTAAGGGTGCAACAGCTGGTAACGGTTCTATTGCCTTCGCTGATAAGAACGTTTACTACAGACTGGTTAACGTATCTAACCTTATGTAATAATAAGAGTAGGATTAAAACCTACCTTCACACGGGCCCCTCACGGGGCCCTTTTTTTTTGTTTAATGAGGATATTCTATATGAAAAAAATAATTATTCTATGCTTATTTTTAACCGGCTGTAATTCTAGTGAAGTAATAAGTAACTTTCCAGAATTTGATTGGATGCCTAGTGATCTATTATGGCAACATAATGTAAGAGATTGTAGAAGCCAACCACAATGTAACGCTGCGGATTTATTTAATAGAGCGTAGCCTAAATATAAGATATAACTTCGAAGGACGAATTTATGTCGGCTATTGACACAACACCAGAAAATAAAAATTTACTTTCACCTACAGGTTTTAGATTTACTTTATCTAGGACCCCGAATTTAAATTATTTTCTATATAACGTTCCTATTCCAACTTTAACGTTAGGTGAATACGATGCTGAAAACCCGTTAGTACGTTTACCGTATGCAGGTGATAAGCTTAGATATGAGCCTTTAACTATTCGTTTTCGAGTAGATGAAGATCTAAAAAACTATATGGAAATTCATGACTGGCTCGTATCTCTAGGCTATCCTGAATCATTTGATCAATCCGCCTATAAAGGCCCGGCTGCTAAAACTGCTTCTGCTTATAGGTCTGGTGATATATATTCTGATGGAACTCTTTTAGTTTTATCAAGTCATCAAAATGTAAACTTACAAATTAATTTTAAAAGAATGTTTCCTATCGCGTTAACAGAATTAAATTTTGATGCTTCATTAGCTGATATTGAGTATCTAGAAGCTTCAGTAACTTTTAGATATTATGTATATACTATAACTAAAATATAGTTGCACTGCCAGTACTTTAAGTATATAATGAACGTGTAGTGTTTTTAAGACTGGATATATATTATGAATATTGAAGAGATTATGGATATGTGGACTCAAGATGCAAAGATTGATGATGTTGATCTCGATCGAGAAAGTCTCAGTGTTCCTAACCTCCATGCTAAGTATTTAAAGATACTATACCAACAAAAACTTAAGCTCCGTAAACTAAATATACAAAGAAAAACTTTAGTGAAGGTACTCGCAGAGTACTACAAGGGTGATCTAAATAACCCTGAGGACCTTAAGGAGATCCAGCGAGAACCATGGTCTCGCACCATTCTCAAGCAAGATATAAATAGTTATGTAGATAGTGATGAAGAAATGATTAAGCTCCTTACGAAGATTGCATATCAAGAGGAGGTGGTTTTGTTATTGGAAGATATAATGAAGAATATTAATAATAGGACCTTCCATATAAAAAATGCAATCGAGTGGAGAAAGCTTACCAACTTCGGTATATAGAGAATTGATTACATTATCTAAAGTGAATGAGACATACCTGAAGGTAGATGGATCGGGTGGTGTGAGACGTGAGTTGAACGAATTCTTCTCATTCTATGCCCCTGGATATAAATTCATGCCAGCTTATCGTAACAAGTTCTGGGACGGTAAAATACGTCTGTTTGATGGTAATAAGAATACTACGTATCTCGGCTTACTTCCTTATATAAAAGCATTTTGCAAAGATAGAGATTATGATTTAGAGTTTGATGAGAACTTAGAAATCTCTAATGAGTGCTCTTTATCAGAAGTAAAAGATTTTGCTAGTACTCTAAACTTACCATTTGAACCTAGAGATTATCAAGTAGAAGCAGTAGCTCATTGTATACGTGAGAATCGGTCTATGATTCTATCTCCTACAGCTTCCGGTAAGTCTCTTATTATATACTTACTCACTCAATTTTATCAAGAACAAAAAACATTAATTATAGTACCGACCGTCTCTCTTGTTCAGCAAATGAACGGAGATTTTAGAGATTATGGTTATAAGGAAGAATGTAAATTAATCACCGCTGGTGTTGATAAAGAAGTAATTGATGAGCGTATAACTGTAACAACTTGGCAATCGATTTATAAAATGCCTAAACAATGGTTTGATCAGTTTAATGTTGTTATTGGTGATGAAGCTCATTTATTTAAAGCTAAATCTCTCACCTCTATAATGACTAAGCTAACCGGTTGTAAGTATCGTTTTGGTTTTACTGGTACATTAGACGGTACAGAAACTCACAAACTAGTACTGGAAGGTTTATTTGGCGCTGTTAAAAGCTTTGTAAAAACAAAAGATTTAATTGAGCAAGGTACAGTAGCAGACTTAAAAATAAAAATATTAGTCTTGAAATATGCTGAAGAAACAGCTAAAATGAATAAAGATAATAAGTTTCAAGATGAAATGGATTTTATTGTTCGTAATAATAAACGTAATAAATTTATAACAAACCTAGCTAAATCGTTAGATGGTAATACATTAATTCTATTCCAGTATGTAGAGAAACATGGTAAAGAGTTATACGCTCAGATTGAGCAAAACCTAAATAATAAAAGAAAGGTATTTTTCGTTTTTGGTGGTGTTGATGCCGAGTCAAGAGAGAGTGTTAGACGAATCGCAGAGCGTGAAAACGATGCAGTCATTATTGCATCTTATGGAACGTTTAGTACCGGCGTCAACATCAAAAATTTACACAACGTTATATTTGCGTCACCTTCTAAATCCCGTATCCGAAACTTACAATCTATCGGTAGAGGTCTTCGAAAATCTGAAACAAAAGAAGCTATGACATTGTATGATATAGCTGATGATTTACAGTATAAGAAAAAAGTTAATTATACACTTAGACATTTATATGAAAGAGTAAAAATATATAACGAAGAGCAGTTCCAATATAAGATTTATAAAATAAAATTGGAGTAACTATAATGCAAGCCATCAGAGTTATTAAATTAACCTCAGGTGAAACTATAGTAGGTAAAATGAGCATTAGAGAAAGATCGCCTTTTGTACAAATAGATGATCCGGTACAGTTTACTATGATGTATAAAGGTCATGGTGGTGAAGGTACTTTAGTAGCTCAACAATGGTTAGAGACAGAAGAAACTTCTTTTTCCATTCATAAACAACAAATTGTAGCTCATGCAGAGCCTAATGAAATGCTAAAAGATTATTATCAACATAGTCTTGCTGATCTATCAGAGCCCTATGAAGACGATGATGAATCTGAGTTATTAGAACTTGACGACATTACATTTCACTAGTTGCCTTTTGATTTATTTTATACTATAATAAAGTTGTTATTAAGATAAGGTTATTTTATGGCTAAACGTAGAAAAAATGAATATGTAAATAATAAGGACTTTTTAGCTGCGCTTATAAAATATCGTGATGATGTGAGAGCAGCAGAAGCAGACGGTAAGTCACGCCCTAGAGTTCCTAATTATATTGGTGAGTGTATTATGAAGATTGCAACTCATCTTGCTCGTAAACCGAACTTTATTAATTATACTTTTAAAGATGATATGATTTCGGATGGTATAGAAAATTGTCTACAATATATTGATAATTTTAATCCAGATAAATCAAACAACCCGTTTGCATATTTTACACAAATTATTTGGTTTGCTTTTCTTCGTCGTATTCAAAAAGAAAAGAAATTGCTTTATGTTAAATACAAGTTGACAGAAAATGTAAATATGATGCATATGACAGCTGATCGACAAGACCACGATATTGGTGCTAATTATGATGACTCTATAAAAATGAGCGAATGGTCGAATGAGTATATGAGTAATTTTATTAATGACTTTGAAGAGACTAAACGTCGCAAAGTAAAAAAACGCGAGCAAAATAAACTAAATGAAAATAGCGCTAGTAACTGATACGCACTTTGGTGCCCGTAATGATAATACAGCGTTTGCAGAATATTTTGGAAAGTTTTACACCAACATATTTTTTCCCTATCTTAAAGAAAATAATATTACTAATATTATACATCTTGGTGATATTGTTGATAGACGCAAATATATAAATTATCAAACACAAGCTCATATGCATAATGTTTTTATTGATCCTATCATTAAGAACAATTATAGTATGCATGTTATAATAGGTAATCATGATACTTATTATAAAAATACAAATACTGTTAACTCAATGCAGCAGTTATATGGCTCCATTGGTTATGATAAAATAGTATGGCATGATAACAAGCCTTGCGTAATTAATTTTGACGGCTGTGATATTATGCTACTTCCTTGGCTTTGTACTGAGACTGTTGAACCATTTCTTAAAGAAGTAGATAAAACTACAGCTCAAGTATTATTTGGTCACCTTGAGTTAAAAGGTTTCGAAATGTATAAAGGTGCAATAAATGATCATGGATTTGATAGTTCTCTTTTTAATAAGTTTGACATTGTATGTTCTGGTCACTTCCATCATAAAAGTACCGTGGGCAATATTAACTACCTTGGGGCACCTTACGAAATTACTTGGTCTGATTTTGATGACCCTCGCGGCTTTCACATTTTTGATACTGATACTAGAACTATAGAATTCGTTAAAAATCCTTATACAATGTTTAACAAGGTATTTTACGATGATGAGAATCAGACAATGGAATATGTCGTAAATCAAAACTATGACATATTAGCTGAAAGCTATGTTAAAGTAATAATTAAAAGTAAAACTAACCCTTATTGGTTTGATATGTTTATGGATAAGCTTGAAAAAGTCAATCCGTTGCACGTACAGGTTGTAGAAGATCATTTAAATTTAAATCTTGAATCTGACGATGATATTGTAAGTGAAGCTGAAGATACAATGACTATACTTCACAAATATATTGAAGCTTTAGATGTTAATGTAAATAAATCAGAATTAGAAACAACAATAAAAGATTTATATTCTGAAGCTCTATCAGTGAGTTAATACATGATATATTTTAAATATTTGCGTTGGAAGAATTTTCTTTCGACAGGCAATACTTTCACCGAAGTAAAACTAGATAAATCTAAATCTACTCTTATCGTAGGAGAGAATGGTGCTGGTAAAAGTACTATTCTTGACGCTTTATCTTTTGCTTTATACGGTAAACCTTTTCGAAAAATTAACAAACCTCAACTTATGAATACTATAAACCAAAAAGGTTTAGAAGTACAAGTTGAATTTCGAGTTGGTAAAAAAGAATATAGTATTATAAGAGGTGTCAAACCAAACAAGTTTGAAATATACGAAAATAATACTTTATTGAATCAAGATGCTGCAGCACGAGATTATCAAGAAGTATTAGAGAAAAATATATTAAAGCTTAATCATAAATCTTTCAGTCAAATTGTAGTATTAGGTAGTAGTACATTTGTACCTTTTATGCAATTATCTTCTATGAATCGTAGAGAGGTAATCGAAGACTTATTAGATATTCAAATATTCTCTACTATGAATACTCTACTTAAAGACAAAGTAAATGAAAATAAGACAACAATAAAAGATAATGATTATAATATAGACCTTGCTCAAGAAAAGATTAAGATGCAAGAACAGTATATTACTGATATAAAAAATAATGCAGATAAACGTATTAATGAAGCTAAAATAAAAATATCTAAAGCTGAATCAGAAAAAGATAATTATAATTATATTGTTACTGAACTGCAGGAAGAAGTAAACACTTTACAAGAAAGTATTTCAGATTTTGACTCTATAACTAAAAAGAAAAATAAGATAGAAAAACTTGAGTATAAGCTCCAAGAAAAAATTAAAAAACTAGAACATGAAATAGAGTTCTATCAGGACCATGATAACTGTCCAGTATGTAAACAAGATATAGAAGACGCTTTTAAAGATCAAACAATAGAAGATAAACAATCATCTTTAGTAGAAACTACTGATGGTTTTCAGCAGTTAAGAGATGAATGGGCATCTGTAAACCACCGTATTGAAGAGATAAGTGAAGTACAGAGAGTAGTGTCAGAAAAGCAGATTGAAATTAGTAATAATAATTCTAATATTAATGCATTAAATAAATTAATTGATAGTATAAATGAAGATATCTCTAAAATAGATTCTACTGATAGATCAGATGAAAAAGAACAAAATAAGTTAGATACATTAAATAAAGCGTTAATAAAATTAGAATCATTAAAAGAAGAATTAGTTAATGAGCGTTCTGTACTAGATGTAGCTTCTATGATATTAAAAGACTCTGGTATTAAAACTCGTATCATTAAGCAATACGTGCCTGTTATGAATAAACTAATTAACAAGTATCTTGCAGCTATGGACTTCTTTGTACAATTTGAGCTCGATGAAAATTTTAATGAGACGATAAAATCTAGATTTAGAGATACATTTGCATATGCTTCGTTCTCTGAAGGTGAAAAAATGCGTATTGATTTATCATTATTATTTACTTGGCGAGCAGTAGCAAAGCTACGAAACTCTGTAAGTACTAATCTTCTTATTATGGATGAGGTATTTGATTCATCTCTCGATAATACTGGTACTGAAGAGTTTTTAAAGATACTAAATGACTTGACTTCTGACACAAATGTGTTTATAATAAGTCATAAAGGTGATCAACTCTATGACAAGTTTCATAGTGTTATTCGTTTTGAGAAACATAAAAACTTTAGTCGGATTGCAGCATGATTTATAAGTTAGTTAAACCTACTGACCCTATTTTAAAAAATAAAAGTGAACCTTTTGATTTTCAAAATCCGCAAATGGATCCTCAGAAGCTCGCAGAAGATCTGCGAGAAACTATGGTGCATAATAAAGGTATAGGTTTATCAGCATGTCAAGTAGGAATACCTTTGAGAGTATTTGTAGCTGGTGATCCCAATGATTTTGATAATATAAAAGTATTTTTTAATCCTCGTATTGTCGATGTCGCAGAAGAAAATGTTTTAATTGAAGAAGGGTGCTTGTCTTACCCTGGTTTGTTTATGAAGGTAAAACGACCAGCTAACTGTCGAATCAGATTTGCTGATCCAAGAGGAGTTGTTGATACTCAAGTATATGATGGTATTCCAGCACGTGCTATATTACATGAATATGATCATATGGATGGTATTACATTTCATCAAAGAGCTAATCCATATCATCGAGAGCTAGCTAAGAAGCAGAAAAAAAAGTTAGATAAAATTAGAGCAGCTAACAAAAAGAAGCTAAGTAAAGTATAACAGTAGTGCCCTTCCACTACTCTAACAAAACTAGGAGTTTTAAATGTCCCCTAAAGAATATGCTTATTCTGAAATCTTTTACTCTATGCAGGGTGAAGGAAAATATACTGGTGAACCTACAGCATGGTTAAGGTTCTTTCTTTGCAACCTACAATGTGATGGCTTTGGACAAAAAGATCCGACTGATCCATCAACATATAAACTTCCATATCAAGATATTAATGTCGAAGATTACGATAAAATAGAATCTCTTCCTGTGTTTGCATATGGTTGTGATTCTTCTTATTCGTGGTCTAAGAAGTTTAAACATTTACAACATAAAGCATCACCTGCGGTTATTGCAGAGCGCATTTTAGACTCTATACCTAATAGATCATTTGATAATAATATTCATATGTGCTTTACAGGTGGTGAGCCTTTGATGCGTCATGCTCAGCTTGCAACTGTAGAAATTATGGACTATTATCAAAAGACAGGTCAAAATATTCCTTCTGTTACTTTTGAAACAAACGGTACACAAAAGTTAACCGATGAGTTTTTTGATTACTGGAATTGGAAACAGATTGAAACTCGCCAAGAGTTATTCTTTTCAGTAAGTCCAAAGCTATGGACAGTTGCTGGAGAGCAACGTAAAAAAGCAATTAAACCTGATGTAGTTGCAAAATATTATGAACTTTCATCTAGCGGTCAACTTAAATTTGTTTGTAATGGTACAAAAGAAAGCTGGAACGAGATTGATGAAGTAGTTAAAATGTTTAGAGATGCTGGAGTACACTATCCTATCTGGATTATGCCTCTCGGTGGAACTGTAGAAGGTCAGAAAGGTGAAATTGAAGGTCATATTCCAGCTCACGAAATTGCTGACGAGACATTAAAACGTGGCTGGCGTGTAGCTGCTCGAGTACATGCTTATCTTTGGGAAAATATTATAGGTAAATAATTAATGGCAAAATTTTATAGTACAAAACATTACGGTCATAATATCGGTCTTTCAGCAGTATTTCGTCAACCTAATGCTGATCATTCTCACTGCCATCTATTACATGGTTATAGTCTAGCGTTTACATTTACATTTGGTTGTGATGAACTAGACAACAAGAACTGGGCAGTAGATTTTGGAGGACTTAAACCTTTAAAAGCATGGTTAGAAGATAGTTTTGATCATAAAGTGGCTGTAGATAAAGCAGATCCTTTTCTAGAAGAATTACAAAAACTAGAAGCGTTAGGTCTAGCTGAACTTAGAATCTTTGATGGTGTAGGTGCAGAAAAATTTGCAGAGCACGCATTTAGATTTGCAGACATGCTTGTACGTGATATTACAGATAATCGTTGTTATTGTGTACGTTGTGAATGTGCTGAGCACGGTGCTAACTCAGCAATCTATGAGGAGTAATTATGAGTTTTGATGTACCTAAGATCCACAAGTGGGCAGAGAATATTGAGAACACTCTTACGGAGTGGGCATCGGCCCTGGAAGTGTTTGCACAACACGGATCCAAACTGGTGTTGGCCACCCTCAGCTTTCCGCTGTTATTGAGTGCGCTGATGCTGCTCATGGTCTTGGTGGCCATATC